GTTGTCCTTGGGGTCGGCGGTGCTCTTGCGGTGGGCTCTCAGGCGGCCGTGACGTTGCGGACCGAGACGCCGATCTGGTGCTGGTTCGCGGCGGGGATGACGGGCACGGCGGACATGATCCGCTTCGCCGTGCTGTCGAAGCCGCTCTGCACGGGATTGGCGTCGACGTCCTGCACGACGAGCGCCGGCGCCGCCTCCTGGTCCTTGAGGAACCGGGTCGCGCGTTTCGTCCACAAGCTCGGCGTTGCGGCGCCCGCGGGCGCTTCCTTCGCGCCAGGCGCGGGGTCGTCTTGCACGCGCTTGTTGGCGGGTAGGAATTCCGTCGTCCACACAAGGTCGAGGCCCTTGCGGATGAAGTCGGGCACGTACGCATCGCTCGTGTCGAGCGTGCGGTAGTCCGGGTTCGAGCCGTTGAGGCTGTGCGACGTGATCGACCGCACGACGGCGACCTTGCCGTCCGTGGTCGTCTTGAGCGGCGTGATGCCGTTGTTGAGTGCCGATACCTCCGTCGCCTGGCTCGGGTTGTCCGCCGCGGCGAACTGGCCGAGGAGCGGGCACGTCGTGCTGCCGGTGAGGATCGCGTCGTCGTACGAGGCATTCGGGTCGGCCTGCTCGGTGGCGGTCCGCTTCGCCGCCATGCGCGCGGCAAGCGCCGGCGGGTGCGCAGGGCTGTTAAGCAGCCACAGGAGCTGCACGCGCTCGGCGTTGAGGGAGACGGTGGCGAGCGTCGTCGCGCTCGAGAGCGAGCCGCTCACAGCCATCACGCCGTGCTCGAGCCGGCCTTCGAGCACGCCAGCCTTGCTGTTGAGCTGCGTGACGAACGCCGCCGCGTTCGTTGCGTCGTTCTGCGCGATCGCGATCCGGTCGTACGTCCCCGGGAAGAGGATCGTGAAGACGTTGGTGAGCGAGTCAGACCCGCTGCCGCCCGTGAAGAAGACGCCGCCGCCGGTGATGGCCGTGCCGCCCGAGACCGCCGACGTCTGCCCCGTGGGCATCTTCGTGGCGTCCTGGAAGAGCGTATGCTGGTTCGCGCGAATGCCCTTCGACTTGCTCGTGAGCGTGACGACGCCGTTGACGTTCGCCGCCGTGACGGGGAGGCGCGTGTTGCCGTTGACCGCAGCGACGATGGCCGCTGCCGTCGTCGTGGCGCTGTCGCCGTTCGCGATGCCGCCGGTGATGTAGTTGCCGTCGATCCAGTAGGCCCACGTGCCCGAGCTGGTCGCGGCGCTCGCGATCGTGATCGTGCCGGTGCCCGCGACGGCGCCGCCGGCCTCGGCGTTGGGGCAGCCCCAGAGCAGGACGCCCTCCTCGATGAGCCCCGCGTAGCACATCACCGAGATCTCGGCGCCGGGGCCGAAGTACGCGTCGGCGTCGTCGACGCTGAGGACCTGCTTGAGGTCCTGGTCGGCGGTCGCGCTGCCCGCGCTCGTCTTGTTGCCGACGACGAGGCAGATGAGCGGGATGCTGCCGACGGTGATGGCGCCCGCGCCGTAGACGGTCTCGGCGAAGTAGCCGGGGACCTTGTACGAGCTCGAGAAGCCGACGATCTGTACGATGCCGCCCATCGATCACTCCTCGCCTGCGGCGGGCGCCGCGCTCTGGTGTTGGGTCGGCGCGGCGTCTCCGAGGAGCTCCTTGCAGAGCGCCTCGTACGCCTTCGCCTTCGCCTTCGCCGCCGCTTCGGCCTTCGCCTCGGCCTCGCTCGCGGCCTTCTCGGCGGCCGCCTTCGCGGCCTCGAGCGGCTGCGCCGCGGCCTTCTGCTCGGCGTCCTCGATCTGCGCGAGCAGCCGCGCGTCGGCCTCGGTCGCGAACGGAGGGATGGCGCCGTGCTCCCGCCGCCAGTGGCGGATGGCCTTCATGCGCGACCGCGCGATGACGAGCTGCGGGTCTTCGAACTTCACGCCCGCCTCGCGCGCCGTCGCTGCATCGGCGGCGACGATCTCGCCGTGCTTGATGCGCTGGAGGTAGTACGGGGTGACGGGCAGCTCGACAGGCGCCTCGTCGAAGTCGTAGAGCGTGTCCTGCGGGTGCTCGTGCAGGCCCGCGCGCACGCTTTCGAGCACGTGAGCGTCGACCTGCTTGAGCTTCGTGTCGGCGTGCAGGTGCGCGCCCACCCAGCGGTCATGTGCGGACGTCGGCAGTTCCTTCGGACACACGTGCGCAGGTCGCCCCTCGTGGTCGAGCGCGCCATAGGGGTCCGCGTAGACGCGGAGCAGCTTCAGGGGCATGGGCTTCCTCTTCGGGTGAGCGAGTGCGGGCACGCGCGGCGGCAGCCACGCGCAACGTGAAAGGGCAGAACGCGGCGCGCGGCGCGCGCTCGCTGGTTTCAGCTCGAACCGAGCATGTCGTGTCCGGCGTGCTGGTCAGTAGTCCGCGGACTCGATGACCGAGCCGTCGCCGCGGATGAAGGTCTGCGTCGTTCCCGTGTTCGGGTACGTGCGCACCGTCGGGTCCGCCTGGTAGAGCTCCTTCGCATGGAGCGTCATCTCCACGGCGTAGTACGAGCGCTTCGGGTCGGGGCTCATGACGAGATCGACCATGGTCGAGCGCCAGCCCCTCACTTCGAGTTCTTCCAGCCCGGCCTGCTTGAGGTACTCCGAGCCACGGCCGGCGCGCGCGCCGAGCCCGAACTCGATCGTGCCCGCGCCGCTCGCCTGCGCGGCGACCGTGATGCTCGTGACCTTCGAGAAGTCGTTGCCGCAGGTGAGCGTGCAGGGAATCGCGCTCGTGTCGATCGTGAGCGTGTTCGTGAGCGGCTGGCCCACGACGTCGAGGCCCTCGACGATGATGGTGCTGCCGTTCGTGAACGCGGCCGGGTCGCCGCCGAGGGTGACCGTCACGGGTCGCCTCGGCGTGATGGCGTTGCCGCCCGTCGCGCCGTCGAGCGCCGCGCCGGTGTAGACCTGCTGGCCCGCGCTCGTCGCGACCTGAAGCTTGATCGCCGTCGGTGCCGCGGGGAGCGAGGCCGCAAGCGGGTCCGCATCACCGGGCGTCGCGTAGCATGGATCGAGGAAAGCCTCGACCGCGCGGCTCACCATCTTAACGACGGCGTTGTCGAAGTTGCCGCGCTTGTCCTGGAGCTCCTGCGCCATGGGCGGGTACAGGTAGCTGCACACCCAGCGCGAGCCCGCGTAGAGGTAGTCGATCGCCTCGTAGTCGATCGCCTGCCCGGTGCCGGCGTCCTGCTGCCGATACAGGAAGATGGCTGGCAGGTACGTGTCGACAACGCCGAACCGGTGCGGGTCGTGGAAGTACACGGCGCCGCACGCGGGCTTGCCACGCATAAAGGCCGACCATGCCGTCGTGCCGTACGCGTTGAGAAACGCCGACAGATAGTCGCCGACGATGCGGAGCGCGTGGTCGCCGAGCAGGTCGGTGCCCGTCGGGATCGCGACGGGGAGGGCTACGCCGCCCCACGTGTCTGCCATTGGCGCTCAGCCCTTCAGGTGCCGCTCGAGGTTCATCACGATGTCGAGTTCGATCTGACGCTCGATGTAGCGCTCGGCGGCCTGCGCAGCCGGCGCGATGAACGGGCGCGGATCGGTGCCAGGGTGGTTCACCCGGCGCGCGAAGAAGTCCTGTCCGCCAGAGACCCAGTGCAGCGCGCGACGCTTGCCGTGTCGGCGCGATTCGATCTCGTGCGGCTCCGTGCCGCGCTCGACGAACTGCGAGTACTTCGCCGTCGCCTCGATGACGCCAACCGCCGCGCCTGGCGCGGAGACCTCGACACGCCCGCGGATCGAGTCCGTGAGCTTGTGCGTCCGGTCCTGGTACGGGTGCGTCGCGCGCGCCTCGGCGGCACCGGCATCGAGACCATCCGCGAGCGCCTTGCGCAGTCCGTCGGACGCGATGTGAAGCCCCTCGTCGAGAGCGCGCTCGATCTGGCTCTCGTTCTCGAGCTCGGTCCAGAAGTTGATGATGCCGCTCATGACCGATGCCTTACAGCGTGAGCAGGTCGAGCAGCGCGCTCCATGTGGGCACGTATCCAGGCGGCTGGCCGTCCACCGCTTGAGCCTCGACGCGGCCCGCGACGAGGGGGGCGACGTCGTCGAAGTCGAGCTCCATTACGCCGAGCTCCGTCGTCCACGTCCGCACGGTGGACACCTCCGACGGCGCGGCGTACTCGACCGCACCGATCATCAGAAGTCCCCGAGGTTGCTGCTCCCGTCGATGTTGTCGATGATCGTCCGAGGGCCCGCGGAGTAGACGACGCCGCCCACGTTGCGCGGCTTCGTCGGCGTGTCCGGAAGGCGTTGTACGCCGTCCACGATGCGCTGCATGAGCTGGCGCGCGCGGGTGTACCGCGGGTTCGTGCGCGGCTCCTCGCCGAAGTTGCGCACGTACTCCGGGTGCTTCTCCATCGAGAAGCACACGGCAAACTCGAGCGCGGCGTGCTTCAGCAGCCGATCCGATGGCGCCGGGGTACCAGCCGGGTAGTTGCTCGGCAAGTAGCTGTCGACCTCGGCCTCGGCGCGGTCGATCACGGCGTTGATGGCGGAGGCGTTGACCGTGCCCGAGCCGTCATCGAAGATGGCGAGCACGGTCGGTACGCTGAGCGCGTTCTCCAGATCGGCCTGGAAGATGTACTTGCTCATCGCGGCCGGCCTTTGAAGTGGAGCATCCTGCCGACCGGCTGCGACCAAACGTGTGCGCTGCTCGGAATGCGCGCGAAGGCGAGGAGCAGAACGAAGCTGTTGATGAAGGCCGCCGCGGCGACGGCCTCCTCGGGCGTGATCGACGCGTCGAGTTTGCCGAACTCCGAGTAGAGCCCGTCACGCCAGCGACGCATCTCGGGTCCTCAGTCGTCCGCGTCGATGAGCGGCTTGATGAGCTTGTCCTTGAGCGCGCGCTTCGCGTGCGCCGGGTCGAGTTCGACCACGCTGCCGACGTGGTACTCGACGAGGTGGCGGCGGCCCGTATCCTTGTCGATGACGTCGCCGTGCGGCGCGACGAGGATGCCGTGCACGACCTTGTACTTCTGCACAGCGATCGAAGCCGGCGCGGCGGCCGAAGCGCCGCCCGCGGTCTTGCTGGACATCTCCTTGGACGTCTTCTCGATGTTCGTCTGCTCGGGCATGGTCCTGGTCCTTCTGCGGTACGGAGGTGGTTCTGCGCGCGCGCGCACGCGCACGAGCCGGCGCCGCGCTCGAAGCGGGCGCCGACCGCGCGTGTCGATCTCAATCGCCGGGCGCTCGCGCGCCCGAGGCGATCACTGCAAGACGTTGTGGAGCAGGCCGCCGGCGAACTTCGACGTCATCTTCTCGGCGTCGTTGTGAACGACGACGATGCGCATGCCGCCCATCGAACCACGGCTCTGCACGAAGAACTGGCGAACGATCCAGCCGTTCGTCGCGACGCCGTCCTTCGGATTCTGCACGTTCCAGCGGAACGTGTATGCGGTCGCCACGTCCTCCTGGCTCGACGGGGGCATCTCTTCCGGCTGCCGGATGAGCACGACGTCGTTGCCCCACACGTACGTGGGAGGCGAGGTGTCGGCGGCCGAGATGTACTTCATCTTGCCGACGAGGATCGGCGGGAGCTGGAAGTACGTGGACAGCTCGCCGGGGCTCGGGAGCGGCTCCTTGTTGTCCTTGAACTGAATGAACTTCTGCACCTGCGCGTTGCGGCAGAACTCGTGGTACGCCTTCTCGCTCATCCCGATGGCGGTGATGCCACCGTACGAGTTCTCCATCGCCGTGTGGATGTTCTTGATCGGGTCGCTCGACGCGCCGCCGTTCCACTGCGCGCCTGCCGCGATCGTCTGCACCTGCGCGCTGTTCCAGTTGCTCGTGTTCTGGAGCAGCCCCGAGACGCGGATCTCGCGCTCGATCATGAGCGCGCTCATCACGCGACGCGTGGTCGCCTGCAGGATGCGGAGCGGGGCGTCCGCGTTCGCCTCGACCTGCGACGGCACGTACCCGGCGAGCGCGCGCTCCTTGCACGAGTACTGGTCGTTCGATAGCCGCGGCGTGATCTCGGCAACCTCACCGCCACCAGCGCTCGCCATCGGCGTGGCGCGCTGGTACGCGTCTTCCTTGGCGAACTGGTAGTAGTCGTCGACCTGCTTGCCCGCGAGCAGGGGGGGCGCCATGAGGTCGGCGATCGGCGGTTCGTTCTTGTAGCCGCTTGCGAAGTTGGGCATCGCGCTCGGGATGTGGACGTCGCTCGGTCCGAGATCGAGCGCGCGCAGGTCACCGTTCTCGGCGGCGCGCGCCGCGCACGCGAGGCGCATGCCCTCGGCGCGCTGCTTGTCGGCAAGCGACATCGAGAAGCACGCCATCTCGTCCGCGTAGGACGAGGCGTAGTCCGCGAGCATCGCGGTCTTCTCGTTGTCGGCCGCCGTCCAGCGGTCGACTTGGTTCCCGGCCCGGTCGTAGACGTAGCCGCTCGAGAGGTCGAGCTTGAGCAAGCCGCCGACCGGCTGGCCGTGCACGTTCGTGTCGCGGAGTTCGACGATGTGATCGCCCATGGTGGTTTTCCCGTCGGACGTCAGCGCCACAAAACGCGAAGGGCCGCGTCCTGCGCGGCCCTTCTCGGAGGCGTCCCTGTCCTCGTTGAGTTGTTGTGTTTTCGGTGTGAAGGTTGGAGGAGAAACGGATCAGGCGTTGTTCGCGCCGGTCGCTGCCAGGAGCACGAGCACGTTGTCGCCGTCTGCCGCCTGCGTGAGCGCGATGCCGAGCTGAGGCTTGCCGGCGACGTGCGCGACGATCTGGCCCTCGTGTGCGGCGACGTTCTCGGCGTCGACGACGCTGCCGACGTTAACCGTGTTGTGCGCGACGCCGAACGCAGTCGGCGCGGCGGGACGCAGGCGCCCGGCCGAGCCCCCCGCCTTCAGCGTCTCCATCGTGATGCCGATGGCGAGCGGGCCGGCGACGCCGGTCGCGGGGAGCATCACGCCGATGCCATCGTCGAGCGTTGCTGCGTTCACGTAGTTCGTCGTGTCGAGCACGACGGCCGTGTTCGCGGGGATGTCGGTGTTGCCATAATTGCGCACCGGGATGTCGAAAGGCGAGGGCGTCTGCGCGAGCTGCAGGAAGAGGCTCATGGTCGGATTCCTTCAGAGCGCGCACGGCCGCCGTCCCGGCGCCCAACGCGGGGCCCAGGCTTCGCGGGCAGCTCGCCCTTTCTTTGGCTGGAGGTCTTCTGGTGGATGCGGTACGGAGCGCGCGCGCTACGCTCATGGCGCCGCGCGCGCGAAGAGGCTCAGCCTGCGCGACGCTGCCGCGCCGCGATGGTCTCGGCGATCTGCTGTGCCTGACCGAGGCTGATCTTCTTCTCGGCGGCGATCTTGTGCGCGAGCTGGCGCAGCGAGAGCACCGGCGCGGCGCCACCGGACTCGCCGCCGCTGCCCGGGCGCCCGTTGCCGGAGCCGGCGGCGAGGTTGCGCACGAGGTGCCGCTCCGCGGGGTTGAGGCGAGGGAAGCGCTTCTCGAACCGCTCGGGGTTGTTCTCGAGCGACAGGAGCATGTCCGCCTTGTCGTCGTCGGTGAGGTTCTTCTTGTCCTTGTAGGTCAAGAAGGCCTCCTCGACGCGCTCGGCCTTCGCCTGCTTGTCGCGGGCAATCTCGGCGTCCTTGAGGCTCTTGTTCTCGGACTCGAGCGCGGAGAGCTTTCCGGTGGCCTCCTTCAGCTCGAGCTTGAGCTCGGCCTTCTCCGCGGCATGCGACTTCTCGCTCTCCTCGTACTTCGAGGTGAGCGTCGTCAGCTTGTCCGTGAGCGCGGCGATCTTGTCGTTCTGTTCCTTGAGCTGCAGGGTGAAGTCCATGGCTCCGCCTTCTTGGTGGGTTTGGGTTGCCGCGCGGTCGGCGGCGCGCATTGCTTCGCTCGGCTCGTCGTCGAGCTCTTCGTCGTCGTCGAGGCGCGTCTCGGTGGCGTCGTCCGGCTCTTCCGGAGCGCCGTGGTAGGTCGCCTCGTGCTGGGCCATCGCGGCCTCGATCATCTCGTGGACCGCGTGCAGGATCTCCGCGACCGTCGCGTTGGGCCCCGCGCCCATGAGGCCGGCGAGGCTCTGCGTGTACGCGCCGAGGTCGACGCCTTCAAAATGCGCATGCGCAGAGCCCGCGCGGTCGTACATGTCCTCGAGCCGCGCGAGCGTGTCGCGCATGTCGCCGTACGAGGCGAGCTCGCCGAGTTTGAGCGCGGCGCGGAGCTTTGGCGCGAAGTCGTCGAACTTGCCGACGCGCATCGCCTCGAGCCGCGAGAGCTGCACGGCGTCGGTGCTCGGCGCGACGCCGCTCGCGTTAGCGACGGCATCGCTTGCTGCGAGCGGCTGCATGCCGGTGAGGAACGGGTTGTTCGTCATCGCGCCGCTCGTCATGCGCGCGCCGATGTCCGCGCCGGTCACGCGGTCCTTCGACTTGAAGCGGAAGGCCGGCGAGAAGAACTTGTATTCGCCCGCCTCGATCTGGCTGCGCGCGAGGTCGTTCCACTCGACGAGCCCGTAGAGGTTGCCGTTCGCGATCTTCATGTCGCGAATCCAGCCCATCGCCGGCGCACCCGAGGGGCCGAGTTCACCCGCGGGCAGCTCGCTCTGGTGCTCGTGGTCGATCGGGATCGGCTGGCCTTCGCGCTTGAAGTTGTCGATGACCTGCCGAAAGACGTTCTCGTCGAGCGTGAACGGGCCCTGGCCGTGACCGCGGAACGTGCCCGGCT